ATCTGGCCAACATTATGCAAAAATAAATGGTGAAACATTATGGGGCCCGCAAATTGATAATAAAAATATTGCACCTGTTGATAAATATTACGTGCAAGTCCATCATTTTAAATGGGATAGTACCTGTGTGGAAAGAATTAAAGCAGTTGCTGATACTAAAAAGGAATATGCATTTTCAAAAGAATATTTAAAAATGTATCAAGCAATTAGAAGTAATAATTTTGAAATTGATATAAATGATACAGAGTTTATGATTGAAAATATTGGTGAAAATGAATATACTCAATGGGTTGAACTTTTTCAAAAAATAACTTTAATATAATTTGGTAATAATAAAAAAATACATTATATTTAAATACTTAAACAATTAATAAGTTAAATTATGGCTACAGCTAAAAAAACAGAAACAAACACACAACAAGACGATTTACTTTTATTAGAACAAAGAAAAGTAAAAGCATTGGAAAAAATTGCAAATTCTATGGATGCGCTCACTATTTGGTTTGAAGAAATAGATAAAGAAGAGTGGAGTCAAAGAATACAATACTATTTATCAGAGTTTCATACAAAAGTCGTAAAAGATAGTGAATAAAGTAGGAATTATAGTTCCGTACCGAAGTAGATATGACCATATTCATATATTCAAAAAAGTAATTACTGCTTATCTAAAATCAAAAAATATAGATTATGAATTAATAATCGTTGAACAAGATGATGCCCTATTGTTTAATAGAGGAATGTTGTTAAATATTGGATTTAAATATGCTAAAAAATTAAAATGTAATTATGTAGTTTTTCACGACGTTGATATGTTACCGGTTGATGTAGATTATAGTTATTCCGACATACCTTTACATTTAGCTACAAATTTTATATCAGAAGAAGGTGAAAAAGAGAGAGTTATATTTGATACATATTTTGGTGGAGTAACACTATTTCCTATGAAAGATTTTGAAGAAATTGATGGATATTCTAACAAATATTGGGGTTGGGGTTATGAAGACGACGACTTACTATTTAGATGCAAAGAAAAATTTATAAAATTAGATACTCTTAAAATTAAAAATTTAGGAAAAAAAGGTAAAGCATTAAAATTCAATGGAATAACTTCACATGTAAAATCTAATAATGTATTGGATTTTAATTCTAGTTTTTCAATTTTTATTTCTTTTATGCCGGATGAGTTGGAATTAAATCATAAAAAGAAATCAGATGAATTTGCAGTATTTAGTATACCTGGATATGATTTTGCAATTTGTTATACTTCATTTCAAAGATACAATTTTTGTGCATTTGATAGTGAATTAAATGCATTATATGTAAACTCTAATATAAAACCAAATTATAAAACAAATATGGTAATATCATTAGATGCTATGGATAAAATAATTAAAGTTTATCAAGACGGAGAATTTATTGGTGAAACAAAACCTTATAAAAGATTATACAAATATAGAATGGAACCAAATTTTTATTTAGGAGTTGGTAAACCTGATAGAGAAATAATACCTAATTTTTTTAAAGGTTACATTGATTCATTTGCTATTTATGATTCACAATTGTCTGATAGAGAAATAAAAGAAATATCAACAACAGATGCCGATTTAAGAACATTCAAATCAGGTTTAAACTTAAAAACATATTATGATGCAAATCACATAAAACATTATAAATTAAAAGATTTATCTAAAAATGATAATGAAGGAGAGATAATTGGATGTGAGATTGTTGATTTAGATTGTGAAGATGAAATTGAAATAAAAATACCACATAGAAAAAAATCATTATTTCAATCACTTAAACATGAAGAAAATGGATTTTTGGGAAATAAATGGAAAAACGATGCAACAAGATGGAATCAATTAAGATTTCAAAATGAAGTGTATAGGCATGTATCTTTAATAAATAGAGACGGACTTTCTACGTTAAAATATAAAACACATGGAATTGTTAGTGATAAAGAAAATAAAATAACACAAATAACAGTTGGGATATAATGAAATTAGGAGTATGCGTACCATATAGAAATAGAGAAGAACATATGAATCAGTTTGTTCCTCATGTTACAAAATTCTTAGAAGAAAGAGGAATTGAACATACTATCTATCTTGCTCACCAGTGCGACGATAAACTTTTTAATAGAGGTTTAATGAAGAACATTGCAGCTAAATACGCATTTGATGATGGGTGTGATTATATTGTATGGCACGATATTGATATGGTACCTGAAGATGAGAGTTGTGATTATTCATTTCCAAAAGACAATCCACAACATATCGCAGTTCGTATTTCACAATCGGATTATCAATTAAAATATGAAGAATACTTTGGTGGTGCTGTTTTATTTTCAAAAGAACAAGTAGAAAGAACCAATGGTTACTCAAATGACTATTGGGATTGGGGAATGGAAGATGATGATTTATTTTGGAGATGTGTGATGGAGGGTTACGCAGAAAAAACAAATTTAGATTATGATAAAGAAATGTATGTATCATATTTTAATGGTATAAATTCTAAAATTCAATTTAGACCCAGTAGAGAGCAAAGAGATTGTCTTTCTAATTCACATACGATTTCAGTTTTGGTAAAAGCTGACCAACAAATAGAAAAAGTTCCAATTTGGTTAATTGGAGATGAAGAAAGAAAGTTTGTAGAGTATCCCATATTTAGAAAACCAGGATACGATTGGGGATTATCTTTCAACAATAGTAGAGCATATACAATGCAACTTTGGGATAGGACTAAACAACATTTATACCAATGGATTAAAAGATATGAAAACCAATGGAGTTGGATTACAATGGCCGTAGATTCTGAAAATAATAAAATTCATTTTTATTTAAATGGTAGAGAAAGTGACGCAAGATTAGGTACTGGTACACAATCACCATTAAGTTTTTCAGAACCATTAAAGAAATATGGAATGGAACCATTTAATGTTGGATATTCCAAATCACCTGTTGAAGAATTTTTTAAAGGCGGTATTGCTAGCATACAAATGTGGGATAGATGCTTAACATCCGATGAGATAAAAAATCTACATAAAGAAATGCCTGAAGATAATTTGATATTAGATATATTCACTATGAATTTAGAATTTGGTGAAATGGAAAACATTGAATTAAAAAAAGAAAAAATAGAAATACCAAATACAATTTTACCTTATAGAAGAAATGGTAAATTTTTATGTCTACCACATCAAACGGAAGGATTGATTAATGTCGGTGGCATAGATAAGTGGGCAAAGGGAGAAACAACTGCAAAAAACGAAAGAAGATATGTGTTACAGATGCAGCAAGGGAATATAGATTATAAAAATGACGGAATCAATAGTATGAATTATGAATTTATTTCAATTGATACTATTTATAATAGACACAAAATGATAAATGTAAAAGTATAGTTATGGCATATAAAAAACCTCTATATGAGGAAGTAAAAAATACATTAGATAATGTAGGAAAAGGAATGTGTTTAGCAAAATGGACACAAGTTACAACACATCTCCACACAGGACATAATCATAGTTGTCACCATCCAAACACACATAAAGTATCAGAAGCGGAGATTGCAAGAAATCCATCCGCACTTCATAATACTCTTTTCAAAAAACAAAAAAGAAAAGAAATGTTACAAGGTGCAAGACCTACCGAATGTGATTATTGTTGGAATGTTGAAGATAATTCTGATTTATATTCGGATAGAATATTTAAATCTTCCGAAGATTGGAGTTGGCCATTAGCAGACCAAATTATTAATTCAAATTGGAGAGACGATTTTAATCCACGTTATGTTGAGGTTGCATTTAGTAATGCTTGTAATTTTAAATGTTCATATTGTTCACCTACATTTTCTACACAATGGATGGAAGAAATTCAACAATATGGGGGATATGATACAACTGATAAATTTAACGACTTAAAACATTTGGCAGCTGAACAAAAGATGCCAATTCCACATAAAGATTATAATCCATATGTAGATGCATTTTGGAAATGGTGGCCGGATTTATATAGAGATTTACATACTTTTAGAATTACCGGTGGTGAACCTTTAATGTCAAAGGATACATGGAAGGTGTTAGATTATATAATTGATGAAAAAAATCCAAATAAAAATTTAGATTTTTCTATTAATTCTAACTTAGGTGTACCAGATGAATTGATTACAAAATTAATTGAAAAATTAAAAAGAATCACCGAAGAAGATAAGGTAAAAGGATTTGTATTATTTACATCTTGTGATGCATGGGGTGCACAAGCTGAGTATATTAGACATGGTTTGGAGTTTTCTAGATTTTGGAATAATGTAAATAGAATCCTAAGAGAAGTTCCAAGAATTACAATTACATTTATGGTAACATATAATATGTTATCGGTATTTAGTTTTGATAAATTAATTAAAGGTGTATATGATTTGAAAAGAGAATATGCAGGAGATGATAGATATTGGTTATCACCAGTATTATTAGATACATCTTATTTAAGGCATCCAAAACATCAAACTGTTCAAATACTTCCACATCAATTTAAACAAAATATTTTTGACCAAGCTCAACTTGCATTTTATTACGGAATTCCGTATTATTCAAAAGGATATGTTGGATATTCTGATTTGGAAATTCAAAAATTAAAAAGAACATATGATTGGGCAATTTCTCCAATTAAAGATGATGAGTTACACAAAGCAAGATATAATTTTTATAAATTTTTTAGTGAACACGATAAAAGAAGAGGAACAAATTTTTGTAAAACTTATCCAGAATTAGAAGAATTTTATAATTTCACAAAAACAATTCAGTTATAATATGTACAAAGTAAAATATAAAGAACCATTAATTTTAGCAGATTTACCATGGTGGCCCCACAACGCATATGGTATCATTGATACGGCTGCGTTTTATGTAATGAATGAATCTAGTTGGACAATAAGTGGAACTTGGAAAAAAACAGATGACGATTCTAAAATAGACGAAATGTCAGGTATTTTTATGAGAAGAGGATTGCATACTGGTATTGTATATAGAAAGCCGGATATGGTAATGTTGAATTTTTGGTACATTGAAAACGAAGAAGAAAAGTATGCAGATAAAATTATCTTTTATAAAGATGAATCATTTTGGAATGAACCACATTTATTTACATTAAATTGGAATGGTGAAACTTTCACTTACGAATTTTGGGTAGACGATGAATTAGTATATTCCGAAACATTACCAGGTAAATTAAGAGATTATGTAAATGCACCATATTTTATAGGAGCAGCTGATACCAAAGGTGATTTTAGTTGGGCACAAGAATGTTATACCGATTTTTTTATAGTATCTAATAAAAAATTAGATGGTTCAGTAATAAACGATTTTAGAAAAAATATAGATTCATATGTTATCAAAAACAAACATGGATTTAGATGTTTAAATAAAAACGAATTAGGATTATTATGTTGTTTTGATTTTAAAACCGAAACAGATTATAAATTTTGGGATATGACCGGAAATAATAATCATTTAATGAAACATTGTAAAGATTTAGAAAAACTTTAAATAATGAAAATTTTAATAACAGGTGGAGCTGGGTATTTGGGCTCGGTATTAGTTGGAAAACTATTAGAACAAAGTTATGAGGTTATTGTTTTGGATAAATTATTATTCAACCAAACTTCTCTATTACAATATACATCAAAATCAAAATTTAAATTTATACATGGTGATGTTCGTAATGAAAAACTATTAGAAAAACTTTGCAATGAAGCAGATGTAATTGTTCCATTAGCAGCAATTGTAGGATTTCCTGCATGTGCACAAGACCCAAAACTTGCAAAAGAAATTAACTTTCAACAAATAGTAAACATAGTTAAATTTACAAACGGAAAGGGTAAAAAGATTTTATATCCAAACACAAATAGTGGTTATGGTTTAAGTACCGGTCAATTAGAATGTACCGAAGAATCACCACTCACTCCAATATCAGTTTATGGACAAACAAAATGTGATGCAGAAAACTTTTTAAGAACATCAACAGATGCAATCATATTTAGATTAGCAACTGTCTTTGGAGTTTCACCAAGAATGAGAACGGA